TTGTAAAAGAATCGAACGTTAAATGGCGTATCGAACTAGCACTGGCTGGGTGGTCTAGAGATGACATTGAAGTCACTACAGAATCTAATGTTTTGATTGTCAAGTCCAAGTCTGCAAAGGAAGATAATGAAAATGAGTATATGCATCGTGGGGTAGCAACTCGCACCTTTGCTAGAGGTTTCAACTTATCTGATGACGTTGAGGTTGGAGAAGTTAAATTTAATAATGGTATGTTAGTGGTTGTCCTCAAGAAAATTATCCCAGATCATCAAAAATTAAAAACATATGATATTGAATAAATAGAATTGAATATCGTCGCCGCAATGGGGGTAACTGGCAAAAACCAGTTGACACCCCCATTTTTTTATGTTATAGTAGATGAAACTAGGAATAACCTATGAACTTGCATGTGATTGAACTGATCAATAATTCGTTTATTATCGCTGATGTGGAAGATCTAAACGAAGAACCATCTTGTTATCTAAAAAACTGCAGAGAAATTTTAGAAAATGGAGATGACATAGAATTAAAAAAATGGCCTAAGTATACTGACGAAGTAGATACATTAATTCATTCAACTAGGATTGTTACAATTTCAGAACCATCCGAAGAACTCACTACACTTTATAAGAAGATTATTAATTCATGAATTTTTACACCAATGTTCAACTCGTAGGAGATCAAGTTCTCTATCGTGGATATGAAAATGGTGAACGTGTGATGTATCGTGATAGGTTTTCTCCTGTCTTGTTCGTCCCTTCCCCAAAGGAAACTAAGTTTAAAACTCTAGATGATAACTATGTAAAATCTATCAAATTTAGTGGTCCTCGTGAAGCAAGAGATTTTATAAAAAAATATTCTGATGTACAAAACTTTGATGTGTGTGGATACGAAAGATTTTTATATCAATATATCGCTGATAAGTATCCCCAAGATGAAATCAAATTTGATATGTCAAAGATGAAAATCATCACTCTTGACATTGAGGTTGAGTGTGAGAATGGTTTTCCTGATGTTGAATCTGCTGTAGAATCCTTGTTGTGTATTACAATCAAAGATTTAAATACGAAAAAACTTATTGTGTGGGGAACTCGCGAGTTTGAAAATAATCGTGATGATGTTGAGTTTGTTTATTGTCATGGAGAGAAAGATCTATTAGAAAAATTTCTTGGTTATTGGATTCAAAATACTCCAGACATTGTTACTGGTTGGAATGTATATCTATATGATATTCCATATATTTGTCGCCGTATTGAACGTGTTCTAACTGAGAAACACATGCGTTCTTTATCTCCATGGAATCTAATTAATTGTCGTGAGTTTGTTGTACAAGGACGTAAACAAATTGCTTATGATCTTGGCGGTGTTTCTTGTCTAGATTATCTAGATCTCTATAGGAAATTTACTTACACAAATCAAGAATCATATCGACTAGATCATATTGCTTTTGTGGAACTTGGTCAGAATAAACTGGATCATAGTGAGTATGAAAACTTTAAAGCTTTCTATACTGGAAACTGGCAAAAATTTGTTGAATATAACATTCTTGACGTAGAACTTGTTGACCGCATGGAAGACAAGATGAAACTAATTGAGTTGTGTTTAACGATGGCATATGATGCAAAAGAAAATTATGAAGATGTATATTCTCAGGTAAAGACATGGGATAATATTATTTTTAATTATCTTAAGAAATCTAATATTGTTGTTCCTCCTAAAACCTTTAATAGAAAAGATGAATCTTTTGCTGGTGCATATGTCAAGGAACCAATTCCCGGTAAGTATGATTGGGTTGTGAGTTTTGACTTGAATAGTCTGTATCCCCACCTGATTATGCAATATAATATCTCACCAGAAACTTTGATGGATGAAAAACATCCAAGTGTGACTGTAGATAAGATTCTTTCACAACCAGTTATGTATGATGAGAGATATTCTCTTTGTGCAAATGGTGCTCAGTATCGTAAAGATTTTCAAGGGTTTCTTCCAAAACTTATGCGGAAGATGTATAACGACCGGGTTATCTTTAAAAAGAAAATGATTACTGCAAAACAACAGTATGAAAAAACTCCTACTATTGAACTGACGAAAGAGATTTCTCGTTGCAATAATATCCAGATGGCAAAGAAGATCTCTTTGAACTCTGCTTATGGTGCTATCGGTAATGAATATTTTCGTTATTTTAGAATCGCTAATGCAGAAGCAATTACTTTGTCTGGTCAAGTTTCTATCAGATGGATTGAAAATAAGATGAATACTTATCTAAATAAACTGTTAAAAACGGAGAATGTAGATTATGTTATTGCTTCTGATACTGATAGTATCTATCTTAATATGGGTCCTGTGGTTGAAAGTATATACGGCGGGAGAAAGGCGTCTGATGAAAAGATTGTTAATTTCCTTGACAAGATCTGTCAGATGGAACTTGAAAAGTATATTGAAAGTTCTTACCAAGAATTGGCGACCAAAGTAAATGCATACGATCAGAAGATGCAGATGAAAAGGGAGAACATTGCTGATCGTGGAATTTGGACTGCTAAGAAGAGATATATTCTTAATGTGTGGGATAGTGAAGGTGTTCGTTATGATAAACCAAAACTAAAAATTATGGGATTGGAGACTGCAAGATCTTCAACTCCATCTTTCTTCAGAGATAAACTCAAGAAAGCTTTTACTATCACTATCAATAATACAAATGATGATTTGATTAATTTTATTGAGTCGGTTAGAAAAGAAACTAAAAAACAAGAAATTGTAAATATTTCTTTCCCACGATCATTAAATAATTTGAATAAGTATAGAAGTTCTGCTGATTTATATAAGAAGGGAACTCCTATCCAGGTTCGTGGTGCTATTTTATATAATCATCACATCAAAACAATGAAATTGCAAAATAAGTATCCTATGATCCAGGAAGGTGAAAAAATTAAATTTCTTTATCTAAAGACACCAAATCCTATTGGTGAAAATGTAATTGCTTATTTTCAAACTCTACCCAATGAGTTTAAACTAGATAAGTATATTGATTATGATCAACAGTTCGAGAAGAGTTTTCTCGAACCTCTAACTAAATTCTGTTCTGCAATTGGTTGGTATGTGGAGAAAAGAGGTTCACTTGAATCTTTCTTCGTTTAATGTTAAAATGTTTTTTTATTAGGAGTAACTTATGAGTTTTATAAAATCTGTAATTTCTGAACTGGATAATGAATACGCATCCGTTATTGAGGATGGTGTTGTTTCAGGAGATTGTGATAATTTTATTGATACTGGTTCTTACATTTTCAATGCTTTGTTGAGTGGTAGTATTTACGGCGGACTACCAGCAAATAAAATTACAGCTCTTGCTGGAGAATCTAGTACAGGAAAAACTTTCTTTGCATTATCTATAGTTAAATATTTCTTGGAACAAAATCCTGATGGTGAAGTTATATATTTTGAATCTGAATCTGCAATTACAAAATCTATGATGAAAGATAGAAATATTGATATCTCTCGTATTGGACTTGTTCCTGTGACTACTGTACAGGAGTTTCGTACACAATCAATTAAAATTGTTGATGAATATGTAAAAATAAAAAAACCAAACAGACCGCCATTGTTGTTTGTTTTGGATAGTCTTGGAATGCTTTCCACTACAAAAGAAGTTCAAGACGCCACGGATGGTAAGGAGACTCGTGATATGACGAGAGCTCAAATTGTAAAGTCTATCTTCAGAATTCTTTCTCTCAAACTAGGGACCGCAGGCATCCCTCTGATCGTCACGAACCATACGTATGATGTTGTGGGGTCTTATATGCCCATGAAAGAGATGGGGGGAGGGTCTGGACTCAAGTACGCTGCTTCTACGATTATCTTCCTATCAAAGTCCAAGGAGAAAGATGGTACTGAAATTGTTGGTAATATTGTTAAGTGTAAGACATATAAGTCACGTTTCACAAAGGAAAATTCTTTAATTGAAACTCGTTTGTTTTATGATAGTCGTGGACTTGATAAGTACTATGGACTTTTAGAACTTGGTGAAAAACATGGTATCTTTGTTAAGTCTGGTGGACGTTATGAAATTAATGGAACTAAGATTTACGGTAAAACAATCTTGTCGGAACCAGAGAAGTATTTTACTCCAGATGTTATGCAAGCCTTAGATGAATGTGCTAAAAAGGAATATAGTTATGGTTCATTTGAGTGATCTTTTACAAGTACGTGAAAATGTACTTAGTAAAAATGAATGTGATTTATTAATTACTACATTTGAGTCTTCTCCTGAGATTGAATCTATTAACAATAGTGGCATTCCAAAATTTTCTCAATTTAATCTTACACAAAATATAAAAACACGACCACCACAAGTGCAATCTTTACATAATAAATTAGTAAAGATTGTAGTTACGCATAGAGATCAGTATTACAAATTTGTTGATAAAAGATGTTTTCCACAGAAACATGCTTTTGAACAGTTTAGAATCAAAAGATATCTTACTGATAATGATGATAGATTTGATACTCACGTTGATGTAACTGACTATGAATCTGCTAGAAGATTTTTATCTTTCTTCTGGTATCTGAATGATGTTGCTGAGGGTGGTGGGACTGAGTTTGATGATTTGACAATTCAACCAAAGACTGGTACTATGGTCATGTTCCCTCCTCTATGGATGTTTCCTCACCGAGGTCATAGACCAATCAGTAATCAAAAGTATTTGTTAAGCACCTATCTACATTACGTATGAAATTTGAACATAAAATTCTCTCTAGCCTTATCTTTGATGGGAATTATATGAGGAAAGTAATTCCTTTTATCCAGGATACTTACTTTGATGTATTTTCGGAAAGAATTATTTTCACTGAAATTAATGACTTTGTAGTTAAGTATGATGATCTTCCTACTAAATCTGTTCTAGAGATTCAAATTCAAAATCGTGATGATTTGTCTGGAGAAATATTTAATGACTGTATTAAATGCATTAAGGATCTTTACGAAGAACAATCTGATGAAAACTGGTTGTTAGATACTACAGAGAAATGGTGTAAAGAACGTGCTGTTTATCTTGCTTTGATGGAATCTATCAAGATTTCAGATGGTAAAGATAAAACTAAAAATCGTGATGCAATTCCTAGTATTCTTTCTGAAGCTCTAAGTGTATCTTTTGATGATCATGTAGGTCATGATTATTTTGGTGATGCAGATGCTAGATATGAGTTTTATCATCGTAAGGAAGATAGAATTCAATTTGATCTAGATATGCTTAATAAGATCACTAAGGGTGGTCTTCCACGTAAAACTTTAAATATTGCTCTTGCAGGAACTGGTGTTGGTAAGTCACTTTTCATGTGTCATCATGCAGCTGCATGTTTATTGCAAGGACAAAATGTTTTGTACATTACACTGGAGATGGCAGAAGAAAGAATTGCAGAACGTATTGATGCAAACCTATTCAACCTAGATATCAAAACTTTGGTTGATCTTCCCAAACCAATGTATGATACCAAGGTTAATAAGTTGTTGAAGAAAACTCAAGGACGACTTATCATTAAAGAGTATCCTACTGCGAGTGCTCATGAAGGACATTTCAAGAGTCTTCTTAATGAACTTTCATTAAAGAAAAGTTTTTCTCCTGATATTATTTTTATTGATTACTTAAATATTTGTTCTTCGAGTCGATTCAAAGGTAGTATTGTTAATTCATATACGTTTGTAAAAGCAATTGCTGAGGAACTTAGGGGTCTTGCTGTTGAATATAATGTACCAATTGTATCTGCAACTCAGACTACTCGTTCTGGTTACGGTAGTTCTGATGTAGATATCACTGATACCAGTGAATCTTTTGGTCTACCTGCAACTGCTGATCTCATGTTTGCTCTTATTTCCACAGAAGAACTTGAGGAGATGAATCAAATTATGGTGAAACAACTTAAGAATAGATATAATGATGGTGCAATCAATAAAAGATTTGTGATTGGTATTGACAGATCCAAGATGAAGTTGTATAATTTAGAGGACAGTGCTCAAATGAACATTGTTGATTCTGGTCAGGAAGAAGATTACACTGATCGGTTAGATAAAAAATTCCGTAGTTTTGAAGGTTTTAAAGTATGACACAAACAATTAATCTTTTTGATCCAGACACTGGTGCCACACTAGAAAACGTTCCTGTGAATGAACCAAGTAAGAAAGTAAACACTGATGCATACCTTGAGTTTGTGAATGCCGTCACATCCGATCAAAGTAAAAATGCTGATGCTTTTGAATACCGTATCCAAGAACTTCGTGGAGAAGGATTTGAAACACATCGACTTCTGACTGCTGCTGTAGGGATGTCTGCCGAAGCAGGTGAGTTTACTGAAGTTGTAAAGAAGATTATCTTTCAGGGTAAACCAGTCAACGAAGATAACATGTTTCATCTGAAACGAGAACTTGGTGACATCATGTGGTATGTTGCACAAGCATGTATGGGTCTTAATGTTTCTCTTGATGAAGTGATTGAGATGAATGTAGATAAACTCAAAGCACGATATCCTGGTGGAGAGTTTGATGTTCACCAGTCAGAGAACCGTAGACAAGGAGATGTGTAATAAATAGAGGGGAAGAACTCCCCTCTTTTTTAATGTCAAGTATTTCAAAGGAAACCCTAATCAAAAGAGGACTGGAAACTTTTGTTAAAAAGTTTTTATCTATGGATGGGAAGGAGAATAAATTTTTAACTAGTGAAGGTTTATTCACTCCACATGCTTTAGTTCTTGATATAAAAGGTGACCCGTATGCATTTGAAAGTACTGAAAAACGTGACTATGATATAATTTTAAAAAGAGTTGAACAAGCTATTAATATAACTGGTGCTAAATCAACGATACAATTTACTGGTAGGTTTGATAATACAAGTCAGATTAAGACGATAAAATTAACTGACATAGAAAAGACTGGCGAATTTGGTGGTCAGGGTGCTGGTTCTGGAAAAAAAGAAAATTTAGGACTTGTGTTTGAGAGAGAATTTTATGAGTCTTTAGTTCATATATTAGATCCATCTAATAAAAAAGGTAGATATGATAAACAGGCAAGGGAAACGGTTGAACGTATAGGAAAGGAAAAACGATTACCTTTATCCGAAGTAATTGCGGTTGGTGAATTAAATCAGAGAAGACCATTAAAAATTTCTCAAGGATCTTTAACTCTTGGATCTGGAGAAGAAGATATTGGATCCACAGTAACTGATATTACACTGAAGTACAATGGTAAAGAGGAAGTATACTTATCTTTAAAATTTCAGTCTACACTAGCGTTTGCAAACATAGGCATTGGAACTGTGTTTACTGAAGCTGATATGAAAAAATATACTCTAAGTGATAATGCAATGTCAGTATTAAAAATATTTGGTCTAGATTATATTAGTTTTTGTGAAACATTTAATAAATATCCACACAGTGAAAAAATACCAAATCATAAAGTAGATGTTAGTAAAAAAGTAAACAAATCTGCCGTTACTAAATTATTGAGACAGATGATGGGATATGGATATGTAATGGTTCATGGTAAAGGTCCAAACAAAGTTGAAATATATGATGTTGACCAGGAATATTTTAATAAATCAACTACTATTAGTGGTCCAATAGTTGCTTTCTATGGCGGAACTACTGGTACTGGAAAAAAAGTAATTGTTAATTGTGAATCTTCATTATATAAATTTAGCTTTAACTTTAGAAATAAAGGTGGAAAGCTTTATCCATCTCATATCATGTGTGACTACAAGAAAAAGTGACACACAACAAACTGTCCACACCCGATGGACTCCTGGACAAAAATACAGTATAATACACACATGGCAAAAAACACTCATCTAGAACACCTTGAAGATGACATCCTCAATTTTGGTATTGAGGGTGGTAAGTCTGCTATTGCTTTCTTAAAGTCACTGGGTTCTATGTTAACTCAAGGTGATAAAGGTAAATCAATCAATATTACTACTAAGTGGGATGGTGCTCCTGCTGTTATCTGTGGTATGGATCCAGAAAGAAATAGGTTCTTTGTTGGAACTAAATCAGTCTTTGCAAAAACTGCACCTAAGTTATGCTTTTCTGATGACATGATTGATGCATGGTACTCAGGTAATCTTGCATCAATGTTAAAAGATAGTCTTAAATATTTTTCTCAACTTGGTATCAAGGGTGTTATCCAAGGTGATCTTTTATTTGTAGAAAATACAAAAACAGTTACTAACGTTGGTGGAAAACGTTGTGTAACATTTACTCCTAATACTATTACATATGCGATACCGTTGGATACAGACCTTGGTCAACGTGTTAATTCTTCTAAGATTGGCATTGTGTTCCATACCACTTATTCTGGGTCTACTATGGAAGGGATGTCGGCCGGTTTTGGTGTTGATGTATCTCCTTATCAGGGACATAAAGATATTGCTGTTTTCTC